AACAGGTCATTTATTCAATGCACTCGACGCAGTTTATGTACAAGACGCAGTTGACAATTCACAGTATAATGGCTTTGGTAGTAAACTACACTTAGCTCATAATGCTGAAGTATTTCTTGGAACACCAAGATACTTTAACTTAGGATTGTCTGTTAATTTCTAAAATAGTTAATTTGGGGGATTGTAATATATCCCCCATTTTTACTAAAAAAAGTCCTTGACTTGTATTGGTTTTTGGTTGTATATTTAGACATAATAAATTGGGAAATAATATAGTTGTATCAAAATATCTGTTATGAAAGAAGAGTAAACAAAATGCATATTTGGGATGATAAGTTTGGATATCAAACTTTTCGTTATAAGAAGTATGCTTATGTTAAAAATAGAACTGGTAGTTATGTTTCTCTTTATGGTGATAGATTAAAAAGAGTAAATAAGTGGGATAAAGAACAACCAGGTATGTTCGAATCAGATGTTAACCCTGAAATTAGAGTTTTAATTGATAATTATACAGATTCAGATGAAGTTTCAGTAGGACATAAAACTTTAATATTTGATATAGAAGTTGAAGTAACTCAAGGGTTTCCGAATATTAAAAAAGCAGAAAATAAGATAACTTCAATAGCATTTAATGACCCAATTTTAAATAAATATTTTTGTTATGTAGTAGACCCATTATCAAAATTAGAAACAGACGTTAAAAATACAAATGGGGATATAATAGTATCTTTTAAAGATGAATATGATTTATTAAATGCATTCTTTAAAAAGTATATTGAAATACAACCCACTATTTTAACTGGTTGGAATGTAGAATTTTTTGATGTTCCTTATTTGTATAATAGAGCTTCACAGGTTGTAGGTAAAACGGTTGCTAATTTATTGTCTCCAATACATCAAGTTTATTGGAGTGATTTTCATAATAGATATAAAATAGCAGGTGTAAGTATTTTAGACTATCTTACATTATATAAGAAGTTTACGTTTAGTCAACGACCCTCATATAGATTAGACGCTATTGGTGAGTATGAAGTAGGTGAAAATAAAGTTGTATACGACGGTACTTTGAATGACTTATATGAGAATGATTTAAAAAAGTTTGTACAATACAATTTACAGGATGTTAAACTAGTTAAGAAACTTGATGATAAATTAGATTTTATTGAAATAGCTAGAGGGTTAGCTCATTTAGGTCATATACCATATGAAGACGTATTTATGAGTTCACGATATCTTGAAGGAGCTATTTTAGTATATTTACGAAAAAATAATATTGTCGCTCCCAATAAACGTAAAAAAGGTGAGAATACAAAATTTGAAAAATTTGTGGGTGCTTACGTACAAGAACCACAGAGTGGAAAACATGATTGGGTATATGATTTAGATATTACATCTATGTATCCATCTTGTATTATGTCATTAAATATTTCTCCAGAAACTAAGATTGGTAAAATTGAAGGTTGGAATCCCGAGGAGTTTTTAAAGAAGAGTAATAAAAAAACATATTCACTTACTAATAAAGGGAATTTAATTAATAGATATACTGAAACAGAATTGAAAAAAATGTTTGACAATGAATCTATAGGTATTGCTACTAATGGTGTAATGTATCGGACTGATAAAACAGGTTTACTTCCTGCCTTATTAAGAAAATGGTTTGATGAAAGAGTTGAATATCGTAAATTATCTAAAAAGTTTTATGAGAGTGGAGAGAAAGAAAAATCAGAATATTTTGAACGTAGACAATATTTACAAAAAATTGTTTTAAATAGTTTATACGGTGTATTAGGTTTACCAGTATTTAGATTTTATGATGTGGATAATGCTGAAGCAGTAACTTATACAGGACAAACATTGATTAAATTTACTAAAAAGGCAGTAAACGCTTATTATAATAAAGAACTTAATGATACAGAGGATTATTGTATTTATATAGATACTGATTCAGTATTTTATTCAGCTACCCCTTTAATTAAAAAAAGATATGTTGATTTAGATATGAGTAGTGATATTCAAATGACTAAAGTTATTTTGGATATAGCTGATGAAGTACAAAGTTATTTAAATAGAGGTTATGATTATTTTGCTAAAAAGTTTTGTAATCTTGATAAACATCGTTTTGATATTAAACAAGAAGTTATTGCTAAGAGTGGATTATTTGTTACAAAGAAAAGATACGGATTAAAAATTATTAATGATAACGGTAAAAGAGTTAATAAAATGTTAGTAAAGGGGTTAGATACTGTTAGGTCAAGTTTTCCCGATGCTATGAGAGTTATGTTAAATAAATTACTAGAAGATATTTTAATGGATGTTCCGAAGAAAAAGTTAGATAAATTTATTATTAATTTTAAAAATAGTATGAAATTAATGGATTTTAATAAAATATCTATTCCGATTGGTGTTAAAGGTTTACATAAATATAGAAATAAGGAAGGTACTATATTTAAATCATATTATTTAAGAACACCAGTACACGTTAAGAGTGCTTTACATTATAATGATTTTCTTAAATATAAAAAGATTTCAAGACAGTATTCTGGAATACATAATGGGGAAAAGATTAAATGGGTATATTTAAAACAAAACCCTTTAGGTATAGAAACTATAGCATATAAAGGACATGAAGATCCACCAGAAGTATTAGATTTCATTAGAGAGTATATACATCCAGATAAAATTTATACTAAAGCATTGTATAAAAAAATTATGAGATTATATAGAAGTATGAAGTGGAGTGAACCAACCGATCCTTCTAAGACAATAGAAAGATTTTTTTGATTTTGAGAAAACAAACTTATATATATGTATATATGGTTATAAACAACAGGAGAAGTTATAATGGATAAACAGAAATTAGTACGTTTTATTAGTAAATATTATTTAAATGGGATAGCAGAGTCAGTAATACTAAAAAGTGATTTTGTAAATCAAAAATTAAAAACAAGATTCGTATCCGATGATAAGACTTTGCTAGGGATAGTACAATTAGATAAATGGGATTTTGAAGAAGCTCATATAGGTATTTATAATACAGAACGATTATTAAAATTGTTATCAGTAATGGATACAGATATTAAGTTTTCGATTACTAAATCAGAAGAAAAAGCGTTGTCAATGAAAATAGCAGATAATGTATCTTCAGTAGATTATGTATTAAGTGATCCTTCAATTATAAATGAACCCCCAGACTTACAGAATATTCCTGATTTTGAATTAAGTATACATATTACACCTACTGTAATAAATAAATTTATAGCAGGTAAATCTGCTTTACAGGATGCAACAACGTTTACTGTAATAACTACTAATGATTTTACTAAGTTAGTTATAGGACACTCAGCAACGTTAACTGATAGAGTTACTATACCAGTAAATACTCAAGATTTTAAACATATTAAAGAAGTTTCATTCAATGCAGAATATTTTAGTCAGATATTGTTAGCTAATAAAGAATGTGAAAGTGCTATTTTATATGTTAGTAGTGCTGGACTATGTAAAATATCTTTTAAGATAGATAACTATTCGTCTACATATTGGTTAGTAGGAACAAGTGAATTAGCATAATGAATGAAATAAAATCTAAAAATATGATTATAAAAGACGATCATAGTATTTGGTGTGAAAAATATCGACCTTCAACAATGGAAACTTACATTGGGAATGAACATCTCAAAAGTAAAGTAACTATTTATTTACAGAATAATGATTTACCACATTTACTTTTATATGGGAAGGCTGGTACAGGTAAAACTACTTTAGCTAAAATTCTTGTAAAGAATATTGAATGTGATTATCTTTATATTAATGCGTCAGATGAGAATAGTGTAGATACAGTTCGTACTAAAGTTAGACATTTCGCATCTACTGTAGGGTTTAAAGATTTAAAAGTGATTATCTTAGATGAGTGTGATTATATTACACCCAACGCACAGGCGGCTTTAAGAAATCTAATGGAGACATTTTCGAAACATTGCAGATTTATTCTAACTTGTAACTATGTAGAGAGAATTATAGATCCAATTCAAAGTAGGTGTCAGTTATTTCAAATTATTCCACCCAGTAAAAAAGAAGTTGCTCAGAAACTACATACCATTTTAACTGAAGAAAATATAAATGGTGAACTTGAAGATATAAAAGTATTAGTAGATAGTGGTTATCCAGATATTCGTAGAGTTATAAATTCTGCTCAGAGGAATGTTGTACGAGGTAAATTAAAATTAGATACTGGTAGTATTATTCAGAATGATTATAAATTAAAATTATTAGAAATACTTAAAATACAAGATAAAAGAAATGCTTTTAAAAACATAAGACAATTAATAACAGATTCACAGATTACAGATTATGCTGATTTGTTTAGACTGTTATATGATGAAGTTGATTCTTATGGACAAGGACATATAGCTGAATGTATTTTAGTAATTGCTAAGTATGAACTAAGTGATAGTCAGGTAGTTGATAAGGAAATCAATGCTATGGCTATGTTAATAGAACTATTGGGAGTAATAAAATAATGGACGAAAAATATTGGGGTGAAAAAAAATTAAATGAGAAGAAAAATACAAAATCAAACGAAGAAAAACATATAACAGTTCATGAAAATAAAATTTATTATTATGCTAGTGTTAATAGAGATAGTGTAGTAGAATTAAATAAAAAGATAGGTGAATTAGAATCTAAAAGTTTAACACTTGGACATAATTTAGATATAGACCCACCAGAACTTAAAATATTTATAAATTCAGGTGGTGGTTCGATAACTGCTGGTATTTCATCAATGGATACTATATTACGATGTAAGGTTCCAGTTACAACATATGTGGATGGGTTTTGTGCTAGTGCAGCTACGTTTATATCAGTTGTCGGTGATTATAGATTTATGAGTAGAAATTCGTATATGTTGATTCATCAGTTATCTTCATCATTATGGGGAAAGTATTCTGAAATAGAAGATGAAAAAAAGAATTTAGATTTAATGATGGAAACTATCAAAAATATTTATAAAGAATATACAAAAGTACCGATGAAAAAATTAGATGAAATATTGAAACATGATTTATTATGGGATGCTAAAACGTGTTTGAAATATGGATTAGTAGACGAAATTATATAAGGGATATGAAATGACTATGCATCCAAAAAAACCATTACCAAAAGCACAAGTTAAAGTAGATTTAGCTCAAGCAGAAACTATGAAATGTGAATATTGTGAGAACTATTTATTTATTAGTTCTACAATTATAAAGAGATTATCAGCTATAGTATCACCCACAGGTGAAGAGACATTAATACCTATTGATGTTTATAGTTGTGGGAACTGTGGAAGAGTTCCTAAGACAATGTTAGAAGGTTCTGGTATAGAAGAAACGCCTGAACCTAAAGAGGATAAATTGTATCGTGCCGATTTATGAGTATATTTGTCCAACGTGTGGACACGAAGAAGAAGTATTACAACCTATAGATGCTCCAAGTATAAAATGTAATGTAGAGTCTAAAGGTTATTTTTGTAATACTGAAATGAATAAGAAGATTTCAAAATCATCAGTTATATTTAAAGGTGAAGGATTTTATGAAACAGACTATAAAAAAAAGAAAAGGTCAAACACTAAAAAAGAAAAACCTATTTCAACACCTAAGCCAAGTAACGACACGACAGAATCCTGATTATTGGAGCACATTATCAGAAGAGGATAAAAAAACTTGGTCTAATTATATGATACATAGATTTTTATCTATGAAAATGGAATGGGTAGAAGTAGTTAATGAATTACAAAAATATAAGTTACAACCAAAAGATTTATATAAATTATATATAAATGTTTTACCTAAAGGTAAACAATTTTTAAAATACACGAAAAGGAGAAATCAGATGGATTATCCAAATTGGGAAATTAACGTTCTCAGAAATCACTTAGAATGTAGCAGAGTAGAAGCAATCGAAGCTTTAGATTTATATATGCTTACTGAAGGTGGTATGTTAGAAATAAGAGAAATTTTAGTAAAATGGGGAATAGATGACGCTAAAATAGAAGAACTTGGGATAAATGTATTAGGTAGTATAGGTCAGGGTGATTATTAAATGAAAGTTATAACAGACTCCAAAACTGTTAAAAAGTATACAAGAAATAATCCTGATTTGACAGTAGTTGAACAAATGGAACTTGAATGGCCAGAGATGACCGAAGAGTTCAAGAAGATACAACGAGAACAATACGAATTGTTCTTACATAAGCAACACGACTACGGTCCAGGAAACATTTCAGTAGGAACTCAGTTACAAACTGAAGAAGAGGTTAAATTATCACTTACAGGCCTGTGGTTTCGTATGAATGATAAACTACAACGAGTAAAAACTTTATTGATGAACAATAGAGAATCAGCTGTAAAAGATGAACCATTAGAAGATGCGTATTTAGATGTTTCAAATTATGGTATTATGGCTACTATAGTATCACGTGGAAAATGGGGAAAATGAAACGAT